CTGTTTCACCGCGTTGGTTCTCAACCAACGTTATCAGGTCTTTGTTCATCTCGTTGTACGGGCCAATTTGTTCGGGTGCCATGTCCAAGCGCACGGTGTAGTGCTCAGCCCCCGACTGCGTCCCCCAATCTTTTCGTTTGGCTACGAAAGCAGACCCGTTTATTTCGGATTGTAGTTGCCCCTCGTTTTTTATGCCCTTGACCTGCTTGCCCTTGAAGCCTCCCATAACGCAATACCTACCTCGGTACGCGAAGAAATTGAGGCCGTTGTACATGCCGATAAAGCGCCCCTGAGCATAAAAATCAGTTGGGCCTTGTGACATGGGAAGCCCAGTGGCAATCCTTGTGGCCTTCACCATTTGTCGAACGCGCATGGCCCCCTTGAAAAAGAGCGACTGTCGGTTTTTGATTGATATGCTTTCGTCCCCGACTAGAAGCGTTTTTTCGTCAAGTACTTCCTCCAGAAACTCCAGTGTTTTGTCATACTGCAGCGCCTCATAGTTCACCACGAAACCGATTGCGCCCTTGGCCTCCTTGAAAGCTTTTTGAGCCTTTTTTAGTTTCGTTTGGTAGTAGGGGAACAGCGGCACGGAGGACCCGTATTTCTCTGCCTCAAGCGCCCAATCCTCCTTGTACTGATTGGGGCTGAACACCACCAACCTTTCGAAGTCATGGTTTTGCTTGAATAGTTCAAATTCATTGAGAATTGTGGGGGTCTTGCCCAATCGCATTTCCATCAAATGCCCCCAGCCCCTAGCGGGCATTAGGTCGGGCCTAAGCACAACGGGTTCTTCCGGCCCCTCTTTTGAATTGCGCAGAGAGTACCCATAAAACGACCGCCGCAGCGCCTCAAGCTGCACCTCTCGGGGTTCACCGTCAATCAGCCAGTCTACTTGGGGCAACATCATAGTGAGGCCTCCAAGCCGGGGTGCTCTCGCCCAAGCTCATTGGTATACAGCCCCAGAAGATAGCTGAAAGTGAACGGGGGCTTCTCGCCCACCCAAGTGAAGTGGGGCCACACGTCGGACACACGATCAGTCAAGTCTAGCAGGATTGTGCCCACCCTTTTGTTGCCCATCTGGATGTCTTCTGTTATGAACGCGTACGCCTCCAACATGTCGCACACCTTTACAAAAGCCCTCATTTCGTCGATGCCTTCATACCTTTTCAGGCCCTTCGAGGGACTGGGAGCGTCGCCATTGGCGGCTTCGTCTATGTCGTGGTCAATGCACAGGTCAATCAGGTGCAGCATCTGCCCGTCTGTGTAGTGTTTCCCCGTCGCCTCGGCACATACAGACACCAGCCACCGCGCCGTGCACACGACGTGGAAAGTATGCTCTGCGACGTTCTGGCGCTGAATAGTTGGCACCACGGACCACCGGGGGACCACCGAAAGCCTACGCAACCACCGCAGCTTTTTGTGCGCTCGTTCAAGCATAGTCTTCGTCCTTCTCGTAAGTTGTCTGGGCATCAAAAGGTATCCAGATTGGGGGTCGCGGCGGGGCAATGCCCGTGCCGCGTACCGTTGCCCGCTCCCACCACAACCATACGTGAAAATACATCTTGGGCGCTTTGCGCACCACCTCACCCGTCTTGAACGGTATCCGGTTTGCGAAGAACGCAATTTGCGTCGGGGGCATATCGCGGTAGATGTTTTTGTATCGTTTTTCTGTCTCTAGTGCCTGAACCCGTACCAACATTCCCACTCCAAACCGGGCGACCGACAGGGACCTGTCAACAAACGCGTTCAGATGCTTGTAGGGTGGGTTGGTCACAACCACGTCGGCTTCTTCGAACGGGGGCGACTCTATGAAGTCGCTTGCGTAGTGCTGCGTGGGCTTGTGCACCATAGGCCGAGGATAAGCGTCCGTGCCGATTGTCGTTGGGTGCCCGTATTCCTCAAATACTTTCGTCATGTGGCCCGCCCCACACGCCGGGTCCCAGATCGAGAGGGACGGCGCGTTGACCTTCAGCGCGGGGGCTACTTCTTCATACAGGACACGCGTCGCCCATGGGGGCGTTGGGATATAATCTTTTGTGTCGTCGAAGCTACTGTGCCGCTTTACCATGTCCTCAATCGCCATTGTTCTTCTCCACCGGGTCGAGCACAGGCCGAGTTCTTGCCGTCTCAAACTCTTTTCTCGTCATATTTAGGGCCGATCTTGCGGCCAAGAACACAAAGTTCGCCACGTCAGCGCATTCCACTGCTACTTCGAACTGGCCCTCTTTCTTGAGGGCTTCTTCTGTTTCGCCCAACTCGCCACGGGCAAAGTTTAGCATGCTTCGAATGTTAAGCTCCGTTCCGGTGCCTTTGTGGCGGTTGGTGTGCAGCTTGCGCACCATGATCGTGACGAAAAACTTAATGTCGTCCGCGTACGGTGCCATTTCTTCGGGGATGTCTAGTTCAAGTTTCATCGTGTCACCTCGTGCACCAGCACGTCTTTGTTCTCAGGACCAAACCCCAACAGCAATGTTGGTTTCATGCCCATCACTGAAATGTATGGCCTGATCACGTTTTCTTTCAGCCACGTGTCGTGGCACACCTTGTCGGGGTCCAGATAGTTCATGAAATTTACCATGACCAAGTCGGGCTTATTTGCCGCGCATGCGTCCATAAATTGCATGGTGGACCAATTGAACACCCTTCGCACCTTGTTAGTGACCGTGGTTTTCTCGGGCGTCTGACCGAGTTCCTCCCACGACAATTCTTGCTGATCGGGGTAGCACGGCCCTGAGTTGCCAGCCACACGGATTGGGAAAGTTCGCACCACCATGGCGCACGACCGATACAGACGTGGGTGGATTTGCGCGTCCGACATAGCGGCCCCCACGGTGCAGTCACGCGACGTGCAGTAGGGGTAGAAGCCCGCGTTCAAACCAAGGCTAAAGCCCTGTGACACTTCCATCACGACTTTGTCTGAGGCCGCGTCTGGCGTCCGTCTTTCGATGCGCACATTTTTAGGCCACGTAAAATTTTGGGCGACCGAGCCAATGGTGGCTTTAGGCCCACGCATCACTTTCGCGGCTAGCGCCGCTCCCGTCCCTTTACCAGTGGACCCGACGTCTGAAACAAGGTTCTTTTCTTCTTCGACTGCGGCGTTGTCCACTACCGCTGCGAGCGGGTGTAAGTAAACAACAGTGTCGGGGTGCAAGTACTTCGCCACTTCTTCAATTAGCACCTCGGGGTCAATGATGGCCCCAGCGTTCATGTAGATCGGCGCAGACTTGCCCCCGGTTTCAAGGCTTTGGTACACCCCGAAAGAGGGCAGCTGGCGCAGAACAATCTTCTGTCCTTTCCAGTAGAAAGTGTGGCCACTGTTTGGCCCCGCGTTGCTGGTTACTGCGCCGACTGGGTAGCCATCGAACAACTCGGCCAGAAATGACGCCATCAGTCCCTTGCCTGTGGAACCGTACTGCCCGTCGACAATGGCGTGCAGACCATTGCCCGCAAAGAACCCACTGCTAAGGACTGCTGTCTGTCTCGTATTCATGTTTCTTCCTTTTCGTCTTCCAGTGTTTCGAGTATCCCGTCGTGAACAAGTCGCGCGTAACCGATGATGTCCTCGAAATTGTCCATGTACAGCGGGTCGCCTTGGAGGCACCGGGCCATCTTGTTCACAACCATGTTGAACCCCTCAAGTATAAGGCATCGCTGTTCCTCTGTTAGGTCAGCGGCTCTCGGATTTTGGGCCAGCTGCTCTCGCATTTCCTTGTTGACACGATTAATGAAAACGGCCTGTGGTGAGTAAAGCCCGTACCGTGATCCGCGTTCTTTCAGGATTTTGTCGGTGTTGTTACCCATGGTTTTTCCTCCTCCCAATTTTGCAAAGAAGTCTTTCTACGTCGTATTTACTCCCCGCGAGATAGGGCACCCTCGGCGCAGCGATCAGATTGAACTGCTCGTCACGGGCGTCGAACACGAAAAGCGAACTGTCAGGTGCTTTGACACTTGCACCCACGACCACAGCCGCAAAGCACATTGCGCCCCCGGCCCAAAACTCTTTGGCGAACGCCATTTGCTTCGGTGTCAAAGGGTTCTTGTACACCTTGGACCTGTCCCAATCTGGCCGGTGCTTCACTTCCACGAAATGCGCCCCAATCCCCGGCAGTGTGCAACAAAGGTCAGGCACCCCCACCATCATTTGCGTTGCCCATTTCCTCGCGGCACCCCCGCACAGTTTGTAACTGTCGATGATGTGGCCTTGGTACTTAAGCTCTGATTTGCGCGTGCTCATATTTCGTTCATGGCCTGCAATTCGGCCTCCCCGTAATGTGTGAACTCTAGCAGATCTTTCTTCCTTGCTAGCCAATCCCGCAGCTTAAGCACCACGTACTCGTCGCCATCTGACTCAATTTCAATTTGTGACCGGGGCAGCCACAAGCAGCTGTCCCAGTACACGCCCTCGAAAAGCACCGCAGCGCCAGTGTGAACAAGAACCCGCCCTTCAAAAGTAGTAACGCTCATTTGCCGTACGTCGCCTCCGCCCAATTGTCGCCTTCTTCACCCTCTAGCAGAAATGGCACCGACAGGTTGAATGGTTCGCATTGAACGTCTTCCATCCCCCGCACCATCTCGTCGAACACCCTACGTGCCTCGGGTGTCTTTTGGAACTGCCCGTTGAAGGAATCGTGAACGGTCATGTGTACTTGCACTATGTCGCCGTTGTCCTCACAGAGGCGATCGGCCTCCAGCAGTTTCAGTTTCACAATGTCAGCATTTGACCCTTGAATGATCTTTGAAGTGCCTCGGTACGCAAATCGCGGGTGCTCCAGTCGGCACCTGCGTCCCAACAGGGTGTACACGTACCCCCTGTTTTTCAGGCGTGCCTTGGCCCGGTCTTGAAAACTCTTAATCGTGGGGAACTCCCCGAACCATTTTCGGTGCGCGATTGTGGCCCGTTCGACGTCCCAACCCATGTGACCAGCGAAGCTTTTCGGTTGCATCCCAGTGAAGATACCCATGTTCATCCGCTTAGCAGTTGGGTCGCGTTCTACATCGAGCAAGTCAGCAACAACTTGGTGCGCGTCCCGGTATGGCGTGGCGTTGTAGCCCTCAAGCAAATTCGGGTCCTGCGAATAGTGGGCAAAGAGCCTTGGCTCACAGTTATGGACACAAACCTCGTTAGCGATAAAGTTATGGGTGTCTTCCACAGTGATGTCGTAAACGTCCACTACTTTGTCTTCGAGCCACTCGACATCTGTCACGAAATGGTTCTTACCCATTGACTTCAAAAGGCCCTCGGTTGCCCTCGTCGAAGCGGCTTTTCTCTCTTCGGGCGTCATTCGCCCCATTCCGTAAGGCATGTGCTCCTTTTTGTGCTCTGCCTCGTCCATGCCCACTAAATTCGTGGGGGTGTTGTTCAGTGGATTTTCGTCTTTGTGGTGGACGTGCTCGGGGTACTCCCCGTTCACCTGCGCGTACACAAAACGTGCCTCTTTCATCCGCTTGTGGCCAGTTGCATGAAGCCACTTGGACATATAGCCGCGACGTTCTGTCTTTGTCTCTTGTCTCAGGGCCAACAGCCGAACGTGCAAGGGGTTCTTGCGCTTGTATGACTTCGATCGTTGTTCATACATCTCAATCGCAGTGACATACGACCCGTCTATGCGTCGAAACCTGTGATCGGCAGTGCAATCCACGTGCCCTTTGGTCCTGCCATTTGTGGCCCATTGCACCCGCATCAGCTGTCTTTCGCCAGTTTTGCCAGCCCACGTCACTTTTTTTAATACCAGCCTAAGGCTGTCGTCGTACGAGTACACCAGATCACCCGGTTGCATGTCCTCGATGTTCTTAGTGCCCCCCGGCACCGAAACTTGGGTGCCCGCTGCAAAACACTGGCTATAATCT